CACCGTTGTCAAGTGGGGTATTATATAAGATTTAATTAGAGATACTTCACCGCTCTCCGAACCTTGTTTATCACATAAGCATCTTCGTAACTCTCGTTCAATTCCTTTGCGGCTTTAATGAGTGGAGCAACATCGGCTTTCAAATTATCATACAACTCTTCAATCTGCTTCCGCTTACTGCGTTCGTCTGCCAATTCTTCTTTGATTTTATGGTATTCTTCCCACACACGGTCAATGTGATGCTTGCCCGTTGAATCTACGGCATCGTCATACGCCTGTAATAAGTCGGTCAGAAATACTCCCAGTTTGTGATTGCCAAACGTCGGGGACCGCTCATTCATTTCTTTTGCGTATTCTACTCGTTTACGGAGTTCTGTAATTGCTTCTGGTTCGCTCATAGATGCGTTTCCTTAATATAATCCCAAATAATTAGATTCATAGCGGCACTGACATTAAAACTTCTGAGTACACCACGCTGGGGAATACTCACCTTCATGAAATCATAATTTTCTCCAAGACACGTTGGCAACCCATGTGACTCGCTGCCGAACAAGAACAGAGGGGTATACTTATCATTTCTGGCTACCTTTATTACCCGAGAATCAAATTCGTCATTAATACCGACATTGTAACTATCGTCAATAAATTCTTTCCACGAAAAACTTCCCAATTCATGCCCACCATGTTCACACAAAATGATATCATGCTTTTCCAAATATAAATCTACAACCTTTTGATAGATATCTTCGTCGGCGTTGATAGGGTCATCAAATACAAACTGTTGGATATTGATATAGTTTTCCGCGCCTACCGTGGACCTAGAATCAAATTTCTTTCGTCCGAAGATATAGAAGTTCTCTGCACCAAGTAAACACGCCGACCGCACGGCCATTCCAATGTTCAAGTCCCCGGTCACGTTAATCATTCCAACAGAGAACGGTAGTCGGTCAGACTTACAAATATTCTGGTTTTGTTCCAGAGTATTTTCTTTATACTCATCACGCACATTAAACATCTTACTGTTTGTTTCTGCAATAATTTTCTGATAGTTCACCATCGGGTTTTCCATATTTAATCCTTTTTCGCGGTTATGGTGGAATTAAGTGCATCCTCAATTCGTTCAATATGCTGTGTGATGATACTCTGAGAGTCCATCATTGACCGGTGTTCGTTCACTCCCTGCTTCGCAGCATGGAGTAGCAGCCATGCCGCCCACTTGAAGTCAGGTAGTGCAATAGCCATCAATGCAAGTGTTTGCTCACACGCGGCGAGGCGGGTGCGGAGTCGCGGGACTTCTTCGTTGTGGGCGTTGAGAAACACGGTGAGTGCTTCCGTAACCTCGTCCCGCTCGGCCACGATGGCGTCGTAGGCGGCGAGAACGTCATCACCCTGACACAGATACGATTCGTCGGCGTTATACAGCGCGTTGAATCCTTCGGGACGATTGCGAAGTAGCGCAATCACCTCCGGCTCCCTCGTCGGCTCGGTCATACACCACCCCACCGGAACGAACATGATGGTGAGAAACGAAGCGGGAACGCAGTAGACGTTTGTGTGGTGTACACATACAACCCGTCACGGTCATTCCAATGATGGACGGCGCTATCCACGACAACGGGCGGGGCACTCGGGCAGTACACGGTCCCCTTACGTGGGTTGCTTTTGTCCATACATCCCACAATAACGAATACAAGTGCAAAAAGAATGGTGCGAGTCATCAAACCTCCATAATTTGATTAATGTCTAGAATCGTTGCCACCGATGTTTCTACGTGACGATGCATATGACCAGAGTAAATCTGTGGAGTACCAAGCTTGTGCCACACTTCTTCAATGAACGTCTGTGATGGGTCATGCCAATCTAAACCAACACCAAACCAGAGCTTATTTCGTGGGTCAAAATGTTCGTCAATCATAGTCTGCGGTGGACAGTGTGTAATGAACATATCAATATTCTTTCCTTCCGCGTTCTTCAATAGCCTATCTACATCGACCTGAGTAACTTCCTCGTTCATATCCCAATGATGACCATCCTTTAGACGCCAGTGCTTATCAATACTTGCGGCACCGCCCATGAAGGCAATCGTTCGACCGTCTAGTTCCAGAACCGAACCTCGCGGCACATAATAGAGATTAGCATTTCCGAACACTTTTCCAACGCCATCGTAATTTTGCCAGCGAGTACAGTCATCGTGGTTACCATCAATAAAGTAAATAGGAATATCTGATTGACAGACTTGATAGAATTTCTGCTCGTTGCCGGGGAATAATCCGAAGTCACCTACTTGAATAATAGCAGATGCCTTGCGCTCAATTGCCTCATCGACTGCCATTTGTAGAATACGATAATCACCATGCACATCCCCGAGCAAAAGTATTGACATATAATCTCCTTTATTAGTATATAAGAAATATAACACATTCCGCCTAGAATGTCAAGTCTCAGTTTGTTTCAGTTTTCGTTTATTTTCCCAATATAATCGTATACCTTCTTTCTGTTTTCTACGCCATTCGGGGTCTTGTGCCATTTGTTTATTCTTCTCAGTCACTTTCTCACGCCACATTGGGTCTTTTGCCAATCTTTTATTACGGTCGTCGTCTGGATTATTGTCCCAATAAGATTTTACCTTTTCGGATATTTTCTTGTTTCTGATTACATTTTCTTTATTTTGTTGAGCGCCCTCTTTTTGTTTTCTACGCCATTCTGGGTCTTTCGCCTGTTGTTTATTCTTGGCGTCAACTTTCTTACGCCATGCAGGGTCTTGTACTATTCTTTTCATCATTTCACGCCATTCTGGATTTTCTGACCGTTTGCGTACACCTTCCAAATGTTTCTTTCTATATTCATCGTTACTCCACCTGTGTGCGAATAACTCTTTAGCCAAGTCCGAAGTAATTCCTTCCCCACCCTCCGTAATATTTGTTAGATTCTCCAACCCCACTTCTGCAATGACTTCCTTTTCTTTTTCGTAAGCATCTTCATCGGTCAATCCATCATACAATATTTTTATTTCAACCCCATGTTTATTTACAACATTATTCCAATAAGAATTACGTCCTGTTAAAACCCACGCTCTATTACCGGTTCCTTTTCCAATATAAAATAATTCTCCGGTATCTGCCTTATAATGTCCATACACATACGCCATACTATTTCTCCGAAAAACAAAACCCCTACTTTCAGACATCAGAATGTTAGCGGCACTCTGAGCTTACTCATAGGGGTAATTTTGTTATATATGAGAAGACTGCCGCTAACAATCCTCACATATATAAGTAGTATGTTATACTAAATTATTAGGGCTTCTTATCACTACAATTCAGATTCCCTGCGGGATTTACTGCCATACAATACAGGCGTAAAGTATCTACCTTTGTAATACGAACGGTGTCTACCCGAACAACAATCGTTGGAACCCGCACGGTATCTACCTTAGTAATACGCAACGTATCCACTCTCGTTACAATCTTTGGTACATATACCGTGTCGAGGCGAGTAACTATCTTATTGACGGTATCAACGCGAACCAATCGCACTGTATCGGTTTTCGTAACAGTCCGTAGAACCGTATCGACTTTCGTTAATCGCAACGTATCTGTCTTGGTAACTGTCTTAACTACGGTGTCTGTATTTGTACGAGTAATAATAACGGTATCCGTTCTAACAATTACATTGTTTACCGTGTCGGTCTTTGTCTTTACCAACGTGTCAGTCTTTTGAAGAAACACGGTATCCAACTTTCCATTTTTAAAATATACAGTGTATGGCTTCGTTGGGCCTTCATCTGCACATGCTGCACCTATAAGTACTGCTCCTACAACTGCTGCTAACTTCAATATTCCTTTCATATACTTCCTCTTAAGTTTTAAGTTTTACACATTCAAAATTTAATCCATACGATATTCTAAAAGGATAATATAACCTATCTATGTGAGGAAAGCAATACAAATCCTTTTTATATCCTCGTAATATTACCTCAACCGTATCAGCCTTTGTCGCATAGCTAATATTATTAGTTGAATCAAAATTGGTAAATAACGTATGGTTTTTTTGGTAAATGGTTTTTTCATTTTTGTTTACTATAATTTCCAAACTATCTATATATTTTCTATCATAAGCATAAACGATTCTAATAGGGCTTCCTTGTAAAGACAGCGTGGCCGTAGAAGTTAGGACACCAATACATAGCAGTACTAATCGTCTGAACATGTTTCATTTTGTATCGTACCCCCACCAACCGCTTGCCAATTCAAACAGACGGTATTTGCATTCCGTAGACGAGCACCGGTAGACTTTCTGATGGCTAACGGAAACTTATCATATTCTGTTAAGCACTGTGGTATGGTTCTATCTCTATCCCGCATCACAATACTACCATCATTATATTCCATGAACGCACAGAATTGAACCGTTCGTGCAGCCACCGTTGTATCCCTCACCACCACACTATCTGGCTTCACATGAAGTCTGGTGACTTTGTAGTAAGCATCTGCGTTGAAATAAAAATTGACGTTTGCTGGAAGACTTACCAATCCCCGGCGAACATTTACCATCATAAACCTATACGTAGTCGTATCATCGGGAATCGTAAATGATACGGTGTCTGGCATCTTTGCTCTTCGATATACTACTGGCACTGAATCTTTTGATACGAACACCAGAATCATAGTACTATCAACTGCTTGAGGTTGTACCCATGTTACTCTAAAGCTAATTTGTTTTACCGTAGACATCAACGAAACCGCCGCACTGATTTGTTGCGGCGGTGACGGCTGAGCGTTCAGATTCAATGAACAAATACACATCAATGTAGCAAATAACCATTTCATAAAAACCTCTTATTCTTTTACCAACGTGATAAATGTAATATTTTTCGTCACAAGAGTTGTTGTTCCATCTTCTTCACGAATAAACAATGACCGATAATTTTTTAGATTGTTCGAATCGGTTGGTAAATTTGTAAAGAATTCATCGACTTTAATTGCTCCACCAATAATCGGTGCAGTCAATATGATGGTATCCACACGAATTGAATCAGGTGGTGGCGGTGGACCATCCGCAGTTCTAATCACTACTTGTCCTTGTGCTGGAGTTGTTGATTCCAACCCACGGCGTACTGACCATACACGAGAGGTAAGTATCAATGTATCGGTAACTGCTGGACGACTGATTGTAACAGTATCCACAAATCCGTTCACACGTTTTCTCGTTGGAAGGGTGCCCGAAACAGTTCTATTTGCAGTCATGGTATGCAAATAATATTCCGGGTCACCCAATCCATCTGATGTGGGCTTAGCCCAACGAGTTCTAATACTAATGGTACTACTCACTAGATTGGAACTAACTAATGAAAATCCAACATCGGTTACTTCAGCAGGTGTTTTCTCTCCCGCAGGTGGTTCAATAACCCGTACCACTTCACATGCTGTTACAGCTACTACCAGTAATAATACTAAGTATTTTAGTTTGTTCATTGCAAAATCTCGACATAAGAATGAACAAAACCTTTAGAATGTTACGGTGTAACCCTTAGTCCACGACGAGTAACCTTGTCACCAATCCATACTCGGAACGTTGCATCACCAGTTGCAACGCCCAACGTCAATCCACCATTCGATACCGACAAGAGTGACGGTGTATCAGACGCCCAATTAAATGTACGACCGGCCAATGCCGCAGTTTCAATACGACCACCATCTCGGTCAAAGGCTGTTGCGCTAAACTGACGAGTAAATCCAATACGCAGGGATGTAGTATCACTTGGCGTCACAACAATCGTATCAATATCTACAATTCCAACTGTAAGATTAAATGTTGCCAATCGACTGTCTACCAATGCCGCAACGGTCGTTGTACCCGTAAACAATCCAGTAACTACACCCGTGTTTGAAATCGTGGCAATCGATGGATTGCTCGTTGTCCATGTAACAGAACGACCAGCCGTACTCAGTAAATTCCCAACACTGTCACGAATGTTTAACGACAACTGTGTTGACCGACCGATAAAGAAATTATTAGTTGCTGAAATACTTACACTTGATGCGGGAACCACATTTACTGTCAATGTAAAATTTGCAGACCTACCTTCACTGGTTGCACGAATAGTCGTAGTACCCGGCCCAACTGCGGTAATAGTTCCCAACTGCGTTACGGTAGCTACTGCTGTATTGAGTGAAGTCCACTCGACAAACCGATTCGTAAGCAGTTCGTTACTCGGTCCCCTAATTTCAATTCGGGGCGTAGTAGTCTGTCCGATAAACAGTGCAGTAGAACTCGGTGTCAGTACTACCACGGATACGGGAATATTAATAACTGCGGCAACAGTCTGTCCCGTTACATCACCTGACGTTGCATAAATAATGACTGCACCGGCAGATACACCCGTAACTACACCGGATGGACTTACTGTTGCGCGTGACGGGTCAGAAGAGCGCCACGTAACAGTCTTACCAGTTACGGTACCACCGGCAGCATTAAGCAGTGTAGCCGTAAACTGTTGCTGCTGTCCCACCGTCAACGTAAAGGCATTTGGACTTACCGTAATCGTAGTAACGGAGTCTGCCACCACGGGCGTCTTTACTACTTCCGTCACCTTACATGCGGACATACCACTAAACAAACTCAAACCCAAAACCAACAAAACTTTCTTCATGTAACCTCTCCTAGTTAATTTAATATAAATAGTCTTACTTTACTACAAACGAACAAAGGTCGGGCTTATCTCGGAAACTACACCAACGACATGCCTCTTTACTGGGTGATGCGCCTTGTTCGTGGACATATTCACCTTCAGAATTAAAAGCGGTACTCACAAACTTTTGAAAACGGTCCCAACTCTTATTCACACTTGGAGTACCGTTCGATGGTTCGAACTTACTTACTCGTGGAATAGTAAATTGTGCATTCTCAAAAATTGTACGTTTCAGAATAACAAATTCAACCTTAATATTCTTTTCATCAATACCCAATTGCTGAGAAAAGAATCTCTTATACAAGAGCAACTGTCCTACCTTCGTCGGGTCTTTCTTCTGTGCATCCGTCCACCCCGAACGTGACGTTTTCAAATCATACAGGACGTATTGATTACTCACCGTGTTATGGGTCACGATGTCAATGTATCCCACGTAATTAACGCCCTTACGTACTTCCGCATTTAATTCATATTCAATTCCAAAAAGTCTGGTATTTTCTGTTGGGAATATTTTCTTATAATTATTTTGGATATATGTAAGGATTCCACACCCATGTTCATAAAACTCCATGAGTGTTTTCTTATCGGCAAGAAAGATTTTCTCACCCGATTCATTCACGACGGTATTTTCTTTAAAAAGATTCAAAAGCTTTTCTTTGAATCCGTCGTGAAGGTACATCGTCTTTGCCATCGTTTCACTTTTATTATATAGAACGTCCAGCCACTCTTGGATAGCTTCGTGCATACTCGTACCAAAAATGGTATGAATAGACGTATCATCCAGTTTGTGGCCGTCCACATATTTTAGTTTCCATGCATGTGCACAGTTTTCCCACATTGAATATTGACTATAACTAATTCTTTTGCTCACGTAAACCCATCCAGTATCTTGGTAAATTTAGCTTGTTCTTTCTTATTATAAGAACTCACGGGCGTAGTATCATTTACTGCATCCAGTATAATTCCCACAACATCTTTTACTACCTGCAAGTCATTCACATTGTATACGATTGGCCCATGTTCTTCCACTTCAATCAATATACTCATCTTACCTGTAAAGGTAAAATTAATCTCGCCCATATTTCCTCACGGAGTAATAATTGGTAAGCCATCAGCATGGAAATCGCATAGTGTTTTGTAGTCTGGAAGAACTTCATGTCGGGAACGAAGGTTGCCCGGTCTACCGCATTCTTCGCAAATCTTGAAACTTTCTAGTTCGACACTAATAACAAACCTATCAAAATCTTCATGCATGGGTGCGGTATAAATACGCAGTCCACCCCATTTCTCTTTCACCGTATCAATAATAATATTAGGATACTCTTCCAATTTATCAAATACTTTATGAATCAATCGTGCCCAGCCATGACCTACAGACCGTAGGGCTTGCTCTCTATTATAACCTTTTAAGTAGAAACAGCCTGGTACGAATTCTACATCCTTTTTCATAAACGTCTCCGAGAGATGATGTATTATATATACACAATAATCTTGATATTGTCAAGTGGTAATGATACTTATATAAAGATTCATTACCGAGAAATATATGTCACAACATAAAATTATTAAAATACCCGACTGGAATACGCCGGAGGCCGAAACATTTTTAAATACAATCGGTAAAGAAGGATGGGAATTATTACATATATATAATCAACATGCCTTTATGAAGACCTCAACGGGCGGCTCCGTTGCCAGTGGGTCGCTTAATGCTGCAGTTGATGCGTTTGGAAGAGTTCGTATGTCCGAACCATTTACATTAGGTGATTATAAACCCAGTACGATTGATGATGCGTTTATCAATAAAGTAAATGGGGATGGTAGTATTACCGGTAACATAAATCGTGCATCAGTAATCCTTGCAGCAACGAGTAGTACGAGTTATGCAATTCACCAAACCAAAATGTATCATCATTATATGCCAGGAAAGAGTCAAACAATTCTTTCCAGTTTCATATTTGGTACACCGGTCAGTGGGTCTATAAAACGGACAGGGTACTTTGATGACCTCAATGGTATCTTCTTAGAACAAGATGCGACGGGAAGTTTACAAATCGTAATTCGTTCTGCCACCAGTGGTACAGGGTCGGTTACAGAACAACGTGTCAAACAAGAAAACTGGAATGTGAATACCTTATTAGAAGGCGATTTCACGTTGGATGTAACGAAAACCCAATTATTCTATATAGACTTCCAATGGTTAGCGGTTGGTCGTGTTCGATGCGGATTCGTACACAGTGGTGTTACGGTTATTACCCATGTGTTTGACCATAGTAATATTTTAGATGTTGCCTACATGCAAAACCCCAATCTTCCGATGCGATGTGAGATTAGAAACTCAGTCACTACTGCATCATACATGGAACAAATCTGTTCTACGGTGGCAAGTGAAGGGGGATATGTAGAAGCAGGTCGAGCATTCTCGTTTGCCAATCCATCGTTCCGAACGTTGGGTAGTGGGTCAACACTTCCCGTGTTAGCAATTCGTTTAAAGAATTCTGTGGGCGGTTTACCCAATCGTGCATATGTTCGTATTAACGATTCGTCCGTATTTACTGACCAACAATCTGTTAGATATGTACTTACCAAGTTAAACAGTGGTTCCATGTTAACTACGGCAAGTGCATGGGAATCCGTAGATAACCAATCGGTGGTAGAATATAATACATCTGCCACGGGATATACGAACGGAAAAATTTTACTGTCGGGATTCGTCGGAGCAAACTCCCTGAATATCAATCAAGCCAACCCACTGGTACAATCTCATGCGGGTGTTACCAATAAACAAAACTTTATTGCACAGAACTTTGACAGTAACGACAGTGAGATCTATGTCTTAGTTGCCAAAAATATGACTGCCAATACAACCAATGTCGGCGGTTCTATGTTATGGTCTGAAGTCTATTAACTTTTATAGAGTACACGTATGCCTTTTAGATATTATATTGCTGCAATGCCATCCGGTTCAATGAACGGTGCATGGTTAAATCAAATCGGTTCAAACGTTTCCCATTCTCTTACTGGTGCGCCAAGTGGCAGTTGGAACTTAGTTAATGTAGTTCCGATGTCATCGTTAAACGAAACGGGCGGTGGTTCTGTTATGTGTTATTTTGTATCGGGTTCGTATTAATTTTCATTTCCAATTCCGATTCTAACGCCTCAATGTGTTCGTGTAATGCATGGACACTTGATGGCGCTTCTATAAAATCATAACTGACAAAGTTTCCGATACTCACACTCACATGAAATGTTGAGGGGGAGTCTTGATAAATAACATACGTGTTTCCTTTAGAAGTTTTTTTGATTTCCTTTCCGGTAATCATATTACTTCTCACGCATGTTACGCATTAATAGAATAGCTTCCCACCGAATTTTATCTTCCGACCAAACTCCAGTTAAGCCAGGAAATAATTCCCAAAACATTCCAGATGCAAGTAATTCCGCATATTCCTTGTCAGGCTCATCATAACTAGAAGTATTCGGTAATCCACTATACTCACACATATCTTTATTGAAGATACGTTCCCAGTTATTTTTATATGTTTCTTGGTCTACGCTAAACGGTCGTGGAGTATCGCCTTTACCATTCATAATACGCCACCTCAACCCCAGCTTCTTCAAACATAATCAGACTACGTTTGGCGTGTTCATACCACTTCTGCGTACTTTCTCCAAACGTTAGATGGTTCTCGCAGACAATTTTGGAAATACCAGAGTTAATAATTCCCCGGGCACAGTCGGCGCACGGAATACCACAGGTTAAATACATAGTACATCCCTTTGTACTTACACCAATTCGTGCGGCATTGTATAATGCATTACGTTCCGCGTGTTCAAACCAGAAATACTTCTCAGGACGTTCTTGCCGACTGTCTACGTTGTCGTCAATTCCACGAGGAAATGAATTATATCCAGTGGATACAATTTCATTATCTGACCCTACGATTACTGCACCAATTTGCGTGTTCTCGTCCTTAGACTTCATCTTCACTTGGTTTGCTATCGAACGAAAATATTGTTCCCATTTCATTTAAGAATCTCCTGACACAGTTCAATAACTACCTGTAAGTGTCTAATACGTTTCACTAGACGAGGAATGTCCTCACGGTTGCAATTAATTTCAATTTCTCGTAATTCTTCTTCTGTCATAGTTTTACCTTCTTTAAAGTTTTACTGTCAATTCCATATTTCTCACACAGTTCCCGCAAACCAGACTTATCATGCAAATAATATATTTCGATGTATTGTATTGCTTCCACAGTGGATACATGGAAGTGTTTAGCAACTAAGTCCACCAACCACTTTTCATATTTTCCTTCTTTATTGCCTTTAATATATTTATTGAACTGTCTACCACGAGGAAGTATGTTCGTAAGAAACAAGTAATGACACCGGTCGGGAATCCCTGTATACTTTTGTAGTTCATCCACGACCGGTAAGTAATTACTATTCATAGACAGAAACCTGTGAATCATATACCGAGAAGCCTTATATTTCTTTCGTTCACTTTCGGTTAATGAATCAAAAAATTCTGTTGTTTGATTTTCGGTGATACCGGCAATAAAATCGAACAGTTCTTTTCCTTGGTTTCCGTTAGTCTTTTTCATAGTATTATCGTAGTTCCTTTACGGAATCAGTAAGATTATATTTCTTTGCTTCTTGAGCAGACAGCCAAACGTCTTGTGGTGGAAGTAACTTTTCACGAATCGTTTGTTCATCCAATCCCGTACACTTCTTATAATGAGCAATCATACGTTTGGTTGTCAAGTCAAACTGACGACCCGTTGCAAGAAGTTCATGCTCCTTACCAAAGGCACCGGCTGACCACTGATGGGACAAAATACTCGTATTTGGTGTAATGAGTCGATGGCCCTTCTCACCGGCAATAAACGTCATGAGTCCCGCACTGGCAATCACACCCAACCCAATCGTATGTACAGGAATGGCACTTCCTCGCATCACATCAATAAGAGCAAATGCAGCCATGAGGTCGCCGCCGTAACTAGTAATCATCAACGTCAACTGTTCAAACTTATTCGTCTGGGACAAATTACTATCCAGAATCCACGTAATTACTTCTTTCGTAGTTGATGTCGAAAATTCGTTTGAGAAATAAAACACACCATTATCGGACAATGTACTGGGACGATAATCTTGCATGATATATCCTTGGATGTCCTGCATATTATTGGCTAACATCTTACTTCTCTAACTTGATACGAGAGGTAGTATCTCGCGGCGCTTCTTCGCTATCCGAAATTTTTACTGGTAAAAACTGTTTGTTGATAAATCCACACGCATTACACGAAAAGGTTGGAATAGGAACAATAGCTTCCTTACCGGTTGGCGAAACGAGTGCAGAAATACGCTTCATCAATACAACTTCAGTAAACGTATAATTACCACAATTATCGCACACAACATCTTGTGCATTGCTAAGATCTAAATTAACAGGTGGTTGCTGATTTTTCATAACGTACTCCTTATTAGTTTGTTAATATTCTATATAATGTTGCCATAAAAGTAATTTCTTTATCCGGCACCTGTCCATCACGAAACTGCCCGTCGTCAATTGCAACAACTGCTTGAGGTATTTTTGTTGGTGCATATATTTCAACGTTTTGATACAACGTCTGATATAATTCAGTGAAATCTTGTATCTGTGCATCTGCTACAATTTTACGTATACCAGTTATCTTATCCTTCAATGGAAGGTTGCCGGTAAGTACATCAATAACTTGTAGTTTTACATCTTGACCAATCAGTTCTTCAACACTGATATGGAGTTTCTTATCACGAGTCTGTAACTGAGAAGTATTAATAATCTTACGAATATCTGGATAGTACGCGTTTACGATTTGTGCAATCGTCTTCGTATCATATTCCACGCCCTCGTTCTTTAGGATATCCGCCATTCGTTTGGCGGCTTCCTTCTTCGACGGTGGTGTAAGTTTATACACCTGCGTTCTACTCACCAATGGTTCGATGATTCGTTCAATATAATTAGCAGTAAGAATGAACCGAGTGGTGTCTGAGTAAGCTTCCATCATGTTGCGGAGGGCACGTTGACCATCGGGTGTCACTGCATCCATCTCGTCCAATACAACAATCTTCAATGATTTGAAACCCGTTGTGGAGGCAAAACCCTTCACCTTCTCACGCATTGTATCAATACCACGTTCATCGGATGCATTAATGAACATATAATCACAATCAATATTCTTGATGAGAATCTTTGCTGCAGTCGTCTTTCCAGTTCCCGCAGTACCATAAAACAAAATATGTGGAATATCTTGTGTTGTGATATACTGTTCCAGCTTGGAACGAAGGATATCATTCCCTACATAACCTTCAAGTGTATCCGGCCTATAACGTTCTACCCACAAACTATTTTCACTCATACCTTTCTCCATAACCAAATTGGTTCACAGAACGTTTTATTTATTGAATTATCTGCACGGTTCATTGTATCATCCGTCCATTCATTTGGAGCACTTCCTTGAAATACCATACCTGCTCCAGCACTGTTGGGTCGTTTCGACATTTCCATACCAATAGCACCCATATATTCCATACCCAATGATTTTAAATGGTCATTCATAGGATTCGTAATTTCTAACCACCGTTTCATTCCACCATCCGATGTGGAGAATACATCCGCAATATTAATTGCGACCACTCCTTGTAGTCTAACTGATTGGTATAGATTAGTCAATACGTTGTGTAAAAAATTTGTGTTCCAATCACTAATTGTTTTATATCGTTTAAAACTTTGGGTATCATCCTGACTATAATGTTCTACATTATAATATGGTGGTGAAGTAAATACCACATCGAAATAATTATCATATTTATTGAAATCGAATTCTTCCGCAGGAATTGCATAAAAATCACTCCGTTTATTGTTTTCAAAGAAACTGGTATGTTTATTATAAAAGTCTCGTTGTTTATTATACAATTGATGATTATCTGTCTTCGGGTCTAATCCGACATAATGCTCCGTCGTGTTCCCCGCATAGAAGGCTGCAAGTCTGTCACCCCATCCCATAGAAAAATCTAATACAGTCTTCGCCTCAAACTTATCATACAGTGCCTTTGCCACACTCGGTCTGAATTGCGAGCACGTATATTTTCTGAGGTGGAGGCAGCCACGTAACGTTCCTTTATCAATACGAGCCACCTTCAATGTGAACAACGACCCCATAAGGGTAATCATGTTCTTCTTCGTACGCCACGTCTTTGCTGGCCCAGGACTTCTGTTAGAGTTTGCCTCCCACCGATTCTCTTGCTGAAAATAATTAGATGCAACACTTCCCACATTCGTTTTTGAAAAGTATTGCGTGCTCAAATCATATCTGGAATTCGTGGAACGATAGAACCATTCGCCATCCTTCAACAACTCATTCCATCGAATTCCCTTCAAATCCATATAACTTTTATATGCGTCTTCTTCCGTTAAATCATTATATGGAATAGGATACGTCATGCAGATGGTAGCCATACTTTCTTTAACATCTTCTACGGAAAACGTTTGTTTAATATGTTCCCATTCCTCCTCACCTATTTCTAGGTAAGGTGTCATGTTCAGGAATTTGTCAAAGTATGATTGATACATATTATGTTTTCAAAATTGGAGTTTGTTTGTAATCATTGAAAAATTTACGTACATGTTGCAGTCTCCATCTTTTTATGGAATCGGGGTATTCCTTTACTGCAAATCGTCCCGGCCAAAGTTTACTAAATGCTTCGTATGCCAATTTACGATTGTCACCGGCGTATACGGTGGTAGTAGCGCCACCAGGAAGTTTCATTGTAGGCGTACATTGTTGCATAATATGATGAAAGGCTAATGTACAATATCCTGCCTCCAATACACGCAACGTATGGTCCCAATCTTCAATAGCACATGCACAGTCATCTTCAACACTCACGGAATTATCAAATAGTACACATTGGTATACGTGTCTATTTTTTTGTACTGCATAGTTTTTTGAAAATGCATATGCATAACTACATATTCCACTGAGTGCGACATTAGAAAACATGTCCATACAATACTCTACGATAGACATACACAGCAATGGGTCCGCTACTACATTTTTTGTTGAACCTTTGGGTCTAATGAAAAATTTTTCTACATCATCGTCCAGTTCCCAATGCTTTTCTTCACCAGCGGCTCTGGAATATCGTTTTATAAACTTACGTGCATATCGTAATCCCCCGTCATTTTTATCCAATACTACTATTTTATCGGGGGAATGTACTTTGCAGTAACTATCGTAATCTTGTGGTTCTATAACCAATTTATAATCCAAACCAATTTTACTCAACACCGTGGCAGTTGTGGTTGATGGTCTACCTTTAGACGGAACATAGATAGTATATTTGTTTTTAGATGCTAAAGGTTTCCCTGCGTCCATAAAATTATATACCATTTCATTTAAATCGATTAAATCAAATGGTTTCCCCGTGTCGGTAAAAGAGTATATGTCTACCATAGTATTACCTCTTAACGAATGTCATATTATATTCATTAATGGTTGGAGTTTTCTCAATGCCAGGTTTTAATACCAAATCCTGTTTAAACAATCTGGTGTATGGAATGTAGTGGTGCGGACGGCCATCCACATGCATTTCATTTGTAAGTTTAACAATCTTACCCCAATTCTTTTTTAACTCATCAAACTTTTTTTGATAACCAGAATTCGTGCCGCCTTCATAAATCGTGTCTGTGTTACCACCTCGCATAGTTCCCGTAGTTTGTTTACCACTGAGAAGACTATTGAAGTTCACCGTACACAAATCACCCGTTGACAATACACGTAAAGATAAGTCCGTATCTTCGTTATACGTACCACGCCACCGTTCATCTAACCGTTGGTCTAATAGTTCCGTATTAATTAGAATACAACTATAGACACGAGTATTCTTAATAAATTGGCCTCGACCAGGCTCAGTTGCAGGTACGAACGATGCATACTGACACCCTACCAATCCTAGATTTTCATATCGGTCACTGAAATCTTCCATGATTCTAAAGAACACACCATCACGAATACGCTTTTTCATATTGTGATTCCATCGGAAGAAGCCAAGAATATTGTCATCAATTACCCAATGCTTCTTATGTCCGTGGTCAACGGAGTGCTGCCAGACAAAGTTACGCACCGGAATACTTCCCCGTTTTTGTTTACTAAAATTCTCTGGGAGTTTGATAATTTTATTTACATCCACATTAGCCGCATAACTATCGTATTCGTCGGGTTCCACGCAAATATTAAAATCAATACCCATTTCCTCTAACGTATCAATTGTAAGTGTGCGTTCCCAACGACCCTTCGTAATAACATAAATTGGATATTTCGGATGAATCTTATGCGTGTATTCATACTCATAATCCTTGAATGGATTGTCTTCCAATTCAAAATGAACATATCCAGTTTTGTTTTCTTTGATACCTAGCGCATTAAAAAGAATATCTTTTTCTTGTTGACTTTTTACAGTGACCACCATTAAATGTCGTTCTTTTAAATACGGCGACCAAACAAACTCTGGTAGGTTAAAATAATGTTCATTATCTAAATCATAGAAATCATGATTTTTGAAATCATATTCATACGACAACGTGTAATCCCAGAAGTCGCCTGGGATTACCGTTGTATTCAGTATGTGTTCTAATTTTTCTTTGTTACTCGTATGTATCTTTACAACTTCCACAGTCATAAATTACTTCTCTTGGACGAGATAGTATACAGTTGAAATATTATCGACTTCAAAGGTAGCACGTGCCAATCCCTTTGAAGAAACTTCAAGAGTTCCATTTGTAGCATCTTTATTTGCTACAAGAATTTCCTTGAAATACTTCGCAGAAAAATTAATCGGAGTAAGTTCAACCGTCTTGTCAGTAGTGGCGTTAATTGCAATGCGATTGGTATTGAGATTGGAGTGTCCAATCACCACCGTTGCAGTGGTATCCTTTCCTTCGCTAATCACCGTAAACGTATCCACTTCACTCAATGCACCTTTTGCTCTGATAAAGGTGTTAACAAACTTCTCGTCCAATGTAATGGTAAAGTCCATGGGCGGAAGCTTCTTCAGTTCTGGTACAGCTGGAACCACGGAGATATCCGCAAGAACGAACGTTGCCTTCGTAGCACCATCCGTGATATTCAGACCCGTGATTTTCTCGTTAGCCGAACTGGTTTTGATTTCCAAATTTTCATCAAGAACACTTAGAATTGAACGCAGTTTCTTTGTTTCATATACACCAAAGTCACCTTCAGGGAAAGTAGCATTCTTAAATACAACTTCACCCAATACATTCTTATCATCCGAAATTGCTCTGACCGACAGGTCCGTTCCGTTTGACTTGAACACTACACTTTCACATGACCCACCAAGATTGTACTTACTAATAAACTTTTCAAACTTTGTCTTTTGCATAACCGTTCCTTTGTTATTTAATATTGTTTATCTTCAAACCAAATTCTTGATAACTTACCGTCTGTAAATCGTGCATGGTAATCGCGCCACATACGATTTCCATCCATCGGTTTACTTGTATAAAATATAATATCCCCATGAAAGTCTGTCAAGTATTCACGACGATATGTTCCATCAACTTTTTTAATATATCCCTTTAAAAGAGAATTTAAATCGTCCACCCATTCATGGTCCCAATCTTCCCTATATAATTCACCATTAGCAGTTATTACATACTTATATAATGCACAATCTAACGATTTCGTCTGATACCACGTATCGGTAATTTCGTATTCACCGGGCAGTATCTGCTGCACCCGAATTTCATCAAACATTCCCATACTACATCTCCTGTGAATTCAATAAGATTGATAATTCTTTCCAATCAAAGTTACGTCCAGGGTCATCTTTACGTCCTAATGGTAAAGCAACATCTGAATGTCCTACGACAGTATACGTTGTTGTATCTTTATATCGTGTTCTTAGTTGCTTTATGAGCCATGCAGTACTTTGATATTGTAACTGTGTATATGGTTTTGTTATACCATTTTCTAAACAAATACCAATACTGTATTTATTGATTCTAAACAGCCCTTTCCATACAGAGTATCCAACATGAGATGCTACATATTTCGGGTCTAACAGTTTCATTATCGTCCCATCACGTTTTACATAGTAATGATAACTTAATCGACGTTTAATTAATGTTGCACGAGCCGAATTGTATCCACCAGAGCCACCATCATTATGGATAATAATATAGTTTCTACTTGTATCTCGTATTTGTACCCTTCGTTGTGGTAATAACTGTTCTACAACTTTTGGTTGTGTTCCAGTTAATTGTAACAATAACATCAGTTTAATCATATAATTCTCCAAAGAGGCAGTGGAGGATTCGAACCTCATTCCTTGGCCTAGCGTAGTAAAAGTTATAACGAGTAGCGAACCCAATTTACTACCGACTTCCCGACAGTCCGCACTGCCACACTTATCATGAAATACTAAAAAATTCTTCTGCCACTTTATTTACCTTATACTTTTGATAATTGTGGGTGAACACGTTCATATTAAAATTTGGTTGTGGAATGACTTCATATTTACCCGTCAGTACACGTTTTTCAAATACCAAATCTTTTTCTTTTGGATTCGGTTTGTTTACATATTCTGGATAACTGTCCAACATCTTACGTGCCTTCTTATCCAGTGGATACATATATCGAAACATCAGACCTCTAATTCTATCAATTCCTTTAACTTCACAGAAGTCTGGTGTCAGCCAAAAAACCTTGTCCTTTCCAATCATTTTGGCATTTTCTATATGTAGTGGTTTAATACTTCTAGGGTGCATTTTTTCACCCGTAATTCTATCCATATAGACATCGGTTTTAAAACTTCCAAGATATCGAAAGTTTGCTGCCTGATATACGAACCCACATTTGCCCATAATACCATCTGCCATCGTATAAATAAACTTGACAGTCGTATTCTGTTTAGCCCAATCAATCAACAGTTTCATTGCAAACGAACCGAAATTACTTTTGTTCTTTTCTGGTAAGAAACACATCTTACCAATTTCGTAATAATCGGTAGTAATTACGTCATGCTTGTATAGAATTTTTTTGATTGTCTGTAGTGGCTGAGTTCCCCACCCAAGTGTTACCACGCCCACCAGTATATCATTTTCAAAATACCCTAAATAATATTTAGTGAGTCGCGGGAGAATTTTACTATAATGATAGCGGTGAATAAAGTCTACTGCCTCATTCTTGGGAATTTGCCGCACCATTAACATTAAAACTCTCCGTATTCTCGGATACTCACACCCACAGGGAAAATTGGAATACCATCCTTACTCAGCTCAAAGAATCGTACAGTGAGAAACTTGCCGACCAGTTCCTTACGGTTCTTATAGAGTTCAGCACGATTCTCCTGCGAACCCTCCGGGCGACAATTAAACC